GGTATTTTAGTTTCTGGTATTACTATTTGATTTGGTAGTTTTTCAAGCAATTTACCAAGCTTGTTGATGGCTTCTACTGTATTAACGTCAGTAACATGGTTTTCTTTGATTGTTTTTTCAAGTGAAGCGACAGCTACTACTACATTCTGCACATCGGGCGTTGACACTACTTCTACTTGGTCTTGGTGATTAGTAACCTCGACCTTAGATGTGTGTTCAGCTAAAAACTTAATTAAAATTTTAGTGGTATCTATAACGGCTTTTTGTACCGCATCATTTGAACCTACGATAGAATCAAGATTATCTGATTCTTTTTTGTTCTTGTTTTCTGATTCTAACCTATCGTCAAGTTCATCAATAATATCTTGGAATTGGACTTTCATACTTGCGATTATACTACTATTGCTTTAATGATTCTATAATTCTGTTTAAGCCTGTGTGCAAACTTATTCTTGGTCGGTAATAGGTAAGCATCTCTTCTACGTTAGCGTGGGTCTCGTCTACATACTCGTTTGGTTTAGGAACATAGACGACATCATTGGGTTTTTTGGTAATGTCATAAATAATTCTGAGTATCTCGTTAAAACTTACCGAAACTCCAGAACCAATATCTACGACTTTCTTATTGCTGTTCTCAGCAAGTTCTACGATCGCGTTAATTGCATCGTCTATATAGATAAAGTCTCTAACTTGCTCTCCTGAGCCAAATACAACGGGTTTACGGCCATTTACCACTTCTTTTGCGAAAAGATACGGTACTGAAGCAAAATCACGTTTATGAGCCTCATATGGACCGTAGGAAGCAAATATCCTCAGACCAATACTTTCCATGTTTTGAGCGTAATCTTCACAGATAGCTTTGCATCGTGCATATTCATTGGCTTTGCCATGACTTAATATGCCAGTTGATGGATAAACAAGTTTGACGTTATTACGTTTACAAGCCGTAGCAATGTTCATAAAACCAACCAGTGTAGTCTCTATGCAGTATTGTGGATTACGAGCGAACTGGACTTGTGAACTTGGTGCCGCGAAATGATAGAAGTAATCATAGGTATAGTTAATGTCTAAGAAAGTTTTGGGGTCACGTATATCACCTGAAAAGATATTTACATAATCTCCGCGTAATTCAAACTTTTGAATAAGCTGTTTACCAATAAACCCTAAATGTCCGGTTATTCCAATTTTCATGAGCAACCCCACATCTGATATGTGTAAATTAAGTCAGGATTGGCAAATTCTAGTTCTTGGTAAACTTCTGGTGTAAATCCCGCTTGTACTAACATGTCATGCATATCTTCTTTGCCCCATCCCCAGTAATGTTGAGGATTTTCATTTGTTTTCTCGTCTTTTGGTGTAGTAAGTATCAATTTAGATGTTTTCTCTCTGATTTGTTTTAAAAGCGTGTCTGGGTCATCAATATGTTCAATAGTTTCAGATAATATAAATAAATCAACAGATGGTATTTGTTTGATGGTTTTTTCTATTGGACCCATGTAGTCATACCCTGGAGCATAGTCGCCTAAATATTTTTCATTCGCATCGGTATTTTTAATAATATATGCATCTCCACATGATAAATCAGCGGCACTTGTAACTGGTGTGTACCATTTAGTTAGAGCAACCGTAGATTGTACTCGTTGACGATGGTCTATCCAATAACCATGTTCATGCGGCTCTGGATAGATTTGTTTTAATTCATCTTCCGTATATTTTGGTCGTAATCTTATTCTCATTTCATTGCTTCTTTCACTTTATAGACATCTCGCAACATGTCATTGTTTTTCCAGTAATCAAACACCAGTTTGTCGTGGCTGTTCATATCGTAGGAATTTACCTCGGTATATAGTGCATCTTCATCGCTTTTACCAATGGAATAATGCATGTGTTCAATGATGACTTCTGGTTCATAGAATAATCTGTCTATATTCGCTCCTAGATTCATCCAGAAATCATCCATGTATAAATGCGTAAGACCGGGTATAGCCATATAGCCGACGGCATCTAAGATGTTTTTGCTCATTACACAGTGCGTAGCTAGTCGTGCACCTTGCAATAGGTCATTCCCGTAAGCAATACCCCAGCCACCACCTTTGTTCTCGATTGCTGAAATTAGTTTCTGGTCCCAAGCATCAGTACGGAATATGTGGTCATCGCCAATAAAGCCGTAATATTTGTAATCTGGGTAATCAAGTATTGCACGATTGACCGTTGGGCACATACGTATTCTTTGTCCTGTGTCGTACATGACATCATCGTGGCGTTTGTATTTTTTCAACTCTGGGTCATCATCATCCAACAAAACCAACAAATCGCTTTGTTTATGGGTTTGTCTCCACGCTTCAATACATGGTTCTATCTTTTCCGCTCTACTCCTGCTCGGTAGTAACATCAGCACTTTGTTTTTTAAGTTCGTCGAGTTTTTCTTTGTAGACATTTTGATACCCCCTCTCTGTCATTGTTTTTAAATAATAATCTGGATAATCTTCCCAGTTAGATTGATTGGCAAATGTATAAGATAAACGTTCTATCGGGTGTCCAATAAAATAATCTAATTTGTTCCTAATAAAACGGCTAAACTTAGAATCTTCTTGCATTGTCCTGCCTGTTCCGTCTGAATACCAAGGAGTTTCATCATATCTTGCACCCTTTTCCCACACTTCTCTTCGTATGATGTTCGGACCACCAACACAACCCGGCCAACCATCTACGGTTACTCCGTTTAATGTAAAAATACTTCCACCAACATTATTTTCATCGGCACTAATAGCGTCGTGGTCTAATCCTAATTGTCCTAGTTCTGGTATAGCATCAAAATAACGTTTAACATTGGTATCCCAACCTTTTTCAAAATGCATGTCGTTATCAAGCCGCATAAGATGTGTAGCTTGTGGATAACTTAGTAATCCCTGTGTCCAACCTATATTAGTAGCTTTGCCTGGGTAATAGTTATCTGGATTCAATATGACTTCATCAAATAATCCGCATTCTTTTAGCCATTGCTGTGTACCGTCTGACGAATTGTTATCAACTGCGACTAGGTAATACGGCACTTCTATTGTTTCTAATAAAGATTGGATAGTCCGTTGCGTGTAATCCAAGCGATTAAATGTTACAAGGCAAATGAGTAAGTTCATATCTGGTCCATCAATTCTGGGTTATGAAAAAACTCAACTGTGAGATATTTATATGATTTAGTGAGCAATTTTGCTTTTTTTTCTTTGATAAGTCTCTTAGCATGTTCTTTTTGCATGAACATAACTTTGCCATCATATAAGACTTCCATTAACACATTTTCTTTTTCTTCTTGTTCCTCTGTATCAAAATACAAAGTACCTAAATCTTTAATGAGTTCAATAGTATCTTGACCCTGATTTGTGTCTTTCTCACCTTTTTTCTTCAATTTACGTTGGTAGCATACAACATCAGAAATCATTATTGGTTTTTTGTTCAAATATCTTGATATACCAAACGTTACATCGTGGTATCCATAAACTTTGGTAGGATCAAACTCTTGTGCAGATAATTTAAGATTTTTTCCTTGGCTTCTTATTAACCAACCAATATCACTCCTGAATATAGGTTTTTTGTGCTTTCTGAAAACTGCATCTTTAACCAACAAACATCCAGTACCAGTAAAGTACGCATTTCCCTCAATATCAGCGTGCACACTGGGCGTTCCGTCTAAGACTGGGTAATTACATGCAATTGCTTCTACATCGGCTTCTAGGAGCTTCTGAAGCGTTTGAGGCGGTATAACCATGTCCTCTTCTACTAGCCAAAAGTGTGTCCATTTCTTTTTTAGTGCTTTTTCAATTGGTTTGTTAAAACAATCTGGAATTGGTTTGCCGTGTGACCAAAATATCTCGTAATCAAACCCCTCAAGATTTTCTAAAATTTCTTTTAATGTATCGGCATACATTGTGCCCCTAGATGGAATAATAACCGCTATTTTATACGACGACATGCTCACCTCGTATTCTGGCTTGTCCGTCTTTGTAATATACGTTTTCTGGTTTAGCAGTAAGTATCTTGACGCTTTTTAGTTGGTTAATTCGTTTAAGAAATGCAGCAATGATTTCTGGTGATTCATTCTTGGTGGTGTTGTTACGCCATACTCTGCGCAGTTCCTTAATTGAGTCTACGCCCATGTTTGATTCGTTATTACCCTTTTCCACAAGTTTACGTTGTCCTGCCGTTACTGGTGGCACACAGATTGGTATCTGATTAGCAAACAATAGTATTCCGAAATGTACATCATGTAGCCCGTATGTTTTCTTCTTAGACACATCTCGTGGCCAGAAAAGTATTTCATTTTCTTTGGTTATCATACTGTCCCAAGCTATGTCTGTTCTAAAGTATGGTTTTTCCATTTTGTCTAAGATAAGACGGTTAATAAGCATGAATCCTGTGCCAGTGTATAACGCAGAGCCGTCAGGAGCATGCAGGGTGGTAGCGTCATGTCCTTTAAATGGATAATCGAGTGCCACTACGGCATAATTAGTCTTAATCATAGCCTTCAGCACACCTTTGGGAATAATCATGTCATCTTCACATATTAAAATGTGAGTAATCTCTGGGTCTTTCAGTGCTTCATTTACTGGAGCATTAAAACATTCTGGCAGCGGCTTGCCAACCGTAATAAAAAGTTTATGCGGAATATCTTTTATCTCATTAAGCAATTCTTCAGCTGTTTGGCTAAAGAGTAAGCCTCGTGACGGCACCACCACTGCTAGTTTCATAACTATTCCTTTTCTAGTTTGTCGAGTTCTTCTTGAAGCGTATCAATCTTTTTTGTAAGTTGTTTAATATTGAATTCAGCTTCTGCAACCATGTTATCTTGATTACGTTTTGTACCCTCAGTATGATCAAGATAATTTCTAAATATTATTTTCTTAGATTCGTTAATTTGTTCTTGAACAACCATTTTCCTAACAATTAAATCAGGTAAATACTTGTCGTCTATGTTTAATTGAGCCATTGGCACCTCCTGTAATTCAACAATAACATAACCGAGATTTATTGGCAACAAAAAAGACCCCTTTTCAGAGGCCTTTCTTGCATCTCTCAGTACTATTTTAGCACTGAACTGTTACAGCGTGGTCGCTTCGTAGAATCTTACCACCCCATAGAGATTGAGCTACGTACAAAGTACCAAGGTACTCTGCTTTACGTTGTTCTTCGAATGAAATATTCTTCTGAACAGCGATTGCGTAAGCTTCTCGATGGAACATAATGTTCTTATGAGTGTCAGGTGTACCTGCAGTAACTACAAGGTTCTGGCTCATAAATACTTCTACGCCGTAAATTTGACCGATGCGGCCATTCTTAATGCTGTTAGCGTCACCACCAACACCAAGAGCGTTGTAGGTTACATACTTGTCAACAGCAAGAAGGTCTTGCTTACCTTTTGGTGTAACAACTAAATAGCGCTCTGTTGTAGGAGCTTTAGCGTCATCAAGGTAGCGGTTAGCTGTAAGGATTACAGTGTCGTCAAGAGCTGTACCTGCAACACCGATAGTTTTAGCAGCGTTTGCAGTTAAGTCTGTAGCAACAAATTTATCCATTTTTTCAGCTAGTGCATAACCAGTCTTTTGTGTGTACTCACGTGCTGCGTCGTAAGCTGATTGAATGTCAGCAAAATCTTCAAGCAAGAAAGAACTTTCATAGTGTTGGTTGATGCTGATTGTTGTTTTGGTTTCAGTAACAGCGTTAAGCGTAACTTGAGTGTTAGCTGCTTTAGCGTTAGCTGTTAGATTTGACAAGTTAGGGATTTCAACTGTTTGTCCCTTTCCTGCGATGTCTCGATCATAGTGTTTTACCAGAGGAACGAGAACTAGGTTACTCTCGCGAGCTTTGAGTGTTTCCATGCTCCAAATATTGGGGCGAAACACAGCAAGAGTAGTACCGGTCATTTGGTCGGTTCCTAAGCCCATTTCTTTTCTCCTTATTTGTTAATTATGGGACTGCAAACGGGTCGAATCCAGTTTTGGTTTTCCAAGCTTCATAATCTTCAACTGAAGTAAAGTTTGGTATTTCATCACTAGGAGTTTGACGGGTTGTAGCCGTGTTTTGTGGTGGTGCTGCTAACTCTGATTTAGTAATTTGTTTCAGAGCTTCAGTCTTTCCAGCCTGCCTAGCTTCAACTAATTTCTCGTCTGCACTTTTAAACCTGGCCAGGTCATAAAGCGTTTCGAGGTCATTAGCCAAATAAGGTTTATCCTCTAGTATCTCAGCCATCTTGCCATCGTAATCACGGGCATTTGGATTATTGAGATAAAACTCGGTTACTTTTAAGCGGTTAATAAGTTGGTAAACATCGTCTTGACCGTCATTCTGAGCTACTTCCTGCACGCCATCACGAAGTTTTGAAGCTTCATTGGTAGCTTGGTGCATTTTGGTTTCGCTTTCGCGTACCATTTTAAGTAGTTTCACTGGGTCATCTGTTGAGATGCCTTTCTTACTCGCCCAATCCAGTAACTCTTTGTCGTCCGAAGGTTCTTCGGCTGGTTGGGTGTTAGGGGATTCAGCTGCTGCTGGTTCCTGAACCGCCTGCGTCTCTTGACTCTCAAGTTGTGGCTCTGCCGCCTGAGTTTGTTCGTCTTGAGGCGTTGAGGTTGTGGTCTCTTCCATAACGTCTCCTTTTTTAGTTAAGTTGCTGCACCTAGCAAAATAGTAATGGTTGCACTAGTAAGTGTCAATACCCATAAAGGGAAGTAAAGGTGCCTTACTTCCCATTGCGAGCATCGATAAGGTCGCTAATGAGTGTACGCACCCAATACACTCCTTGTTTCTTGTTAAACAGTTGTACCTGTCTATCGATAGTAACATCTTTTTTTGTGGCTTCAGCTTCTAGTGCTAGTTCTTGGTTAATTAAAAGACCAAGCAACTCTGCACCTGCTGGTGATTTAATAAATTCTCTTAGTGAGTTTCTTAGTTCAGGCTTCATGCTTGTGGCATGCCAGGTACATTCATGCCAGCACCTTGCATCTCCTGATTTGTTACTTGTGATTCAGCTTGGCTCATTGGCATTTGTGCCATCTCACCCGCACCTGCTTGTGGCATACCACCCATTTCACCAGGAACCTCACCCGGTAATTGTCCAGGTACTCCCATAGGTTGTGCGGCAATCAAGTCGCGTAATTCTTGTTCAGTTTTATCGAACAGTTTGCCAGCAACCATCTTGAATAATACTTGTTGGTCTACGAACGGCATTTTACTTGCCATTAAGAAGAACTGCATTGCTTCTTGTTTTTCTGTTTCCTTAAGAACACGCGCTGTACCGTCAAGAGCAACCTTTACGTCGTAGTCACCTAAGAATTCACCTGGATTGTAGTTTTTCCACTCGACGCCTTTTGGTCCAAGCATTCTTACTGCTATTTCTTGTGTAGTAAATATCTGAAGAATCTTGAACATATTTTTGCCTAATATGCAGAAGAATTCATTTTCGTAGTTTTCAACTTTAGAACCAAAACGTGTACCTGCTTGTGCTAGTTGTGCCCGTACTTCAGTAGCGGTAATCGTTCCGTCGGTAGCTGCTCCTTGGATAAGTTCATCAGCCGCAGTGGCACGACGCATAGCAGAAGTAATACGCATCATTTCATTGTCTGCATCTCCACCAATTGAAGCAGTTTGAATTTGCTCTAGCGAGCCAGGAGGGATAGTAAAGACTGCACCGGGTACTGATTGAATCTCGTCTTTCTTGTGAGCCTGTGATGGGTCAAGGGTCCACATTCTGTTTAACGTGTAGTTGAGATTGTCGGTCTTTTGATTCTGGGTATCATTTAGAAGTTCTTGTAGTTCACCGATAACTTCTACTTCGCCCTTTGCGTACCACATGGCACCATCAACATAGTCTCTAGCTGGGGCAACTGGAATAAATGGTTCTATTTCAGGAAGTACGATTTGTACTGGGTTACCCATATCGTCAACACTT